TTTTAAGTCCGTTTTCGTTCTTAATTTTAGAATACCAATTAACAAACTTTTCTATTTCAGAAAGTTGTTTGTGTATATTAGAAACACCTCTACCAACTTTCGATTTTGGCGAAGATTCTTCTCTTTTTAATTCTAACCAACGATTTTCAGCCATAATCATACCACTAATATCTGCAATTTTTGCACCTGGCTCTTTTTTAGCTGCTGTTGGTTTTATTGGTAGGGCTTCTTTTTTACTAGCCGGTACATCACCTAACGCCCAATCCTTTTCACCTTCTTCTAAATTATCAACAACAGTTCCACCAGTTACGTTAGCCAATCTTTTGTTTTTCTTTGCAGTTTGACCTGGTTTAGAAAATGCATTTGGTGTATCGTATCCTGCTATGTTACCAGTTGCAGTCATTTCATCCAAAGATTTTTGAATGTTTCTTTCTCTAACGTATTTACGGATTGCTTCTTTTAATCTTGCTTCCATTATTTTACTTTAGATTTAAGTTCTTTAATTAGCTCATAAGAAAGCATAATTGATGAAACTTGAGAATCGGATACAGATTTTCCAATTTTCATTTTTTCCAAAACTGAAACGGTTTCCGATAATTTAATTTGTGTAACTTTATCTTGTAATTTTTCTTTAATACTATTTAATTCAGAAATTATAGATGGAAGTTGTTTCCCAACATAATCTTTAAATTTAGTAGTATTCGTGATGTTGTTTATATATTCTTTCAACAAATTCTTTTGAGATTCATTAAGATTTGTATATTTTTTGTTGAAAGTTTCAACTAGAATCTTATAGGTAAGTAATCTAAGGTCTTTGTCTTGTTGTTTATAGGTTTCAATTAACTTTTTATCGTCAGTTGCAACGGGTTGGTGAACGGGCTTTGATGTTATATTTTCGATTAGGGTAATCTTAGAATTAAAAATATCTTTAATATCATAGCCATCTCCTCTTTTAGATTCAAATACTTTATATATAGATGCAAGTACTTTATAGTTAGAAATAGGTGAAGATAAGAATGATTCTATATCAAACTTTTCTGAAATTTGCTTAATAAGGCTAAATTTCTCTTTTGAAAGTGTTGATTGATTCAACTTAGCATGTGCATCACACACCGTCTCTACCAATCTATCTGCTTTTGTTTCGGAATTATATTTTTCCTTTAACAGTATATCATAAAGACGTAATTCTTTGTTTAACTCTGTGTTTGGACCAAAGAATTCTCTTACGATGTTTTTAGCGTTTTCCGTTTTGTCCCCATTAAGAACTTCCAATGTTATCTGTCTTACTAAAAGCTCAAATAACACTCCAGTATTCTTAAACTTGGAATGTTTAATTTTTTTCATTTACTTACCCTATATTTGTTCTACCCTATAAACTAACACATATAAATATAAACAAATTAATGTTTATTAAATTTTTGTATCGTCTAATAGGTTTTTTTCATCAAGCATATCAGATTTTTCATTTAAAATCGTCTTTTTTGATGAAATTCCGTTTATATATTCCCTTGCTAATTTTTTAGCGTTGGTATTTAAAACCCTATCTTCTCTTTTTCTCTCCTTATGGTTTTCCTTATCTCCCAATGGGTCTCTCCCATATGGGTGTTTATCTTTACCATAAGTATTACCTTCTCTAGGTCTTCCAACTCCCCTGTTTAATTCGATTTCAGTTTTCAATTTACTGATTTCTTCTTCCACATTTTGTTGTTGTGGTGGGTTTGCCGGGTCCTGTCCTTGTTGTTCAATTGATGTATGTCTGAATCTATCTTTTAAATCTAAAACTACTTTAGCTCTTTCAATATCTATTTCATCTTGTGATAATCCAAATACATTATGATACGCCCAATCAGAAGATAACATATTAAGTGCTTTAACATCAGATGCCAATCTTACTTTTTCAGACCAAAGATTTACTTTTTCTTGCTCATAGATTGTAGAAGCGTTTGTCAAAGTTAATTCAAAGTTTGTTAATTCCGAATCAGTTATACCTTGTGCAGCTAAATGAACTACTGCTATCTTTGCCAATTCACTAACAACTGTTCTTTGAATTCTTTCAATAGTTCTAGCAAAACGAACGTCTTCTGCTGCTAAAGTAGCTTTACCATTAACGTTCTCATCGTATGATAAGTAAGCCTTTGGAACTCTTAATGCTGCGAATAATTTATTTTTTAAATAATCAATATCTTCAATTGCCGCATATTCTAATCCACTAAGGTTATCAATAGTTGTACCACTATCACTACCACGTACAGGTAGGAAAAAATCTTCAGTAAGATTCTGAATATTATATTTTAAGTTATAATCACCCGTATTTTTATCAACAAATGGAGTTTTCTTCATTTTATTGATAATCTTTTGCATATAGTTATCCACTTCTTGTGGTGGAATGTTACCAATATCAATTTTGAATATTCTTTTTTCAGGTGCTCTCATAATACGATGAATTAACATCGCATCTTCCATTAAAGATAATTGTTTCCAAATTCTTCTAGCACCTTCAATCATTCCCTTACCATACGGGAGGAAGTTTGTATCAGATAGCATTCTAAAGTGAGCCATTTCATACTGCTCATATTCTTTTTTACCAAAACGGTCTAATTCAACTTTATACTTTACATAATCAGGATTATTTGGGTCAGTACCCTCCAATCTTTCTACATTATATACCGAATGTGGCATCACATTTATAATACCTTTACCAGGCATAATTTCTAACGCTACAAAAGCATCACCATATTTTACTAAGTTTCTAATCCAAGGCCATAAATTAAACTCAATATTCATTATATCATAAAACAAATTATGAAGTACATCTTTAACTTGTTCATTGGTTGATTTAATTTGAAGTACATCTCCATATTCATTTTTAGTTGTACTTTCATCCGCATATATATCAAGTGCCGAACCTATAATAGGGTCAGTATCCATAGCATCATAATCTCTAAAAAGTTCTCTACGAACTTGATGATATGCCATTGATTGTGCACCCTGATTGGTTTCGTAATATGACCTTTGTAATTTAGTGTATCTATCTCTTAAATTTACAAAGTTTGTGTTTGATTGACGGTCTTCAACATCTACAACTCTACGTTTACCATCTTTATCAACGGTTACGATTGCGTTTGTTGAAAATAGTTTCTTCAGTCTACCAAAAAAACTCCTGTCATCTAATTCTTGTTCTGCCATAATTTATTTACCATTTTCTACAAGACCAATATCTTGCTTTTGTTCTTGGACCAGGATTATCACAATTGTGTCTTGCTCTAAAGTTTGCTCTCCTACCAGGGTTATCTTTTTTTATATTCATACCCTTTTGTCCAAAGTTTACTTTAATCACTTTTCCAGTTTTTGGGTTTTTAACATAAACTTTAAATTTCTTAACATCACCTTGCATTGGTTTACCCAACTTTACGTCTCTACCCTGATATTCTGCTTCAAATACGCAACTACAATTTGCTTCATCTAAAGATTGTGAGTAAGATTTAAGATATGCAATAAAATCATCCATATCTTCTTGCTCAACATCCAATTCATCATAATCATCAATTGGATTATCTGCTGGCTGGTCTCCTTTAGAATATGCGTTATCTACATATTCATCTTCTTTAAGGATATTTTTAAGTTTAATCATATTGGTCTCCTTTTATTTTGACATATATCATAAATATCGTAAAATGTCAAAACACTATAATTTATAACCATTGTGACAAATCTTCAAAATCATCACCAATTCGCATTTTCCAAGGGTCATCACCTCTATCAGTAGCTCCATATACGCCGGCATGCTGCATATTTGATGAAATACCGCCTAATGTTCTTTTTGTTAAATCAATTCCTTCTTGTCTCAAACGAAGTGCAGTATCTCTAACCCATAACCCAATACAAAATGCCATCGTTAAGTCATCGTTATATCCTTTCATAGCTTCAGCTCTACCATTCATAAAAATAAAAGTAAATAATTCATCTATTAAACGATTAGAACGTACAGTTACGGATTTTTCTCTAAAATACTCATCTAATTTAGAAACAATTAAAGGTCTAGTTTTAGAAGTTGTTGAAAATCCAGCTACCATCTGTCTTTCATCGGCTCTGTATTTGTTTCTCATTTGGTTTTCTACGTCTACATATTTTAAATCCTTACTCATATAGAATAAGTTTTTATATGCTCTATCAATTACCTGCTGAATACAAGCCCAA